GGCTAAACGTGACGGTAAAAAATCCGGGCGTTGCGAGCTCTAGTTTCGCAGCCTCATAGGTCGCAGGGTCGACCACTGCCAGCGTAGTCGCGTCAAGCCCCGGCAAGAGGCGGTTGAGATAGTTGTACGCAATATGGTCTATAGCACGCACGAGCGCTGAGGCGCTTGCGGCATCGTCCACCACAGTGTCCCCTCGCGCGCTCGCGTATGTGATCCAGCCTGCAACGGTCGCGGTCATTATTTTGACTTCGGCGCACCGGGCATCGCGCCCTTCGACGGGTTGGTGACTGCGGTCTTGGCATTACCGACCACGCGGCATTTGTTAATCGCCCATGATGGAATTGCGTTTCCGTCAATCTCGACAACATCGCCAACATTGTGGCCACTTGCGTCAGGCATTGTGATTTCAATTTTCATGGTTCGTCTCCGAGGGTTAAACGTAAAGCAACAGGTCCGACGTGGTGGCTGCGAGCACGTGCGTGATGCAACAGCTGACGACCATCCCTGCCACGACCGCGTGCGTGCCTGGATCAACACCGGCTTGAGTTGTCACGGCAAGGTTGCCGTCGCTCAGGACCAGGATAGAGCGGCACGACTTTGCCAGCGTCACGTCACCCGAAGCTGAGGCGTCATAGATCACATAGTCAAGCGCGGGCGCATCAACACCATAAGGCGCGTTCGATGTGGCAAAAGGAAAGTCAACCATGTGCATTTCTCCTGAGATTAAAATGGGCCGACCAATTAAGCCGGCCCATCATGTTACGTGAGGGACGAAACCGCAACACCACAGTTTTGGTTGGCGTCAAATTTGATCTCCAATGCGACGGCCGCCATGGTCACAAAGTTATAGTCGTCCTCAGGGTTCGCACGGAATTGCGCCCGTGTGGTCATCGGCATACCGTTCAAAACCTGCAAGACGCTCCGATCTTTGACAATCGCAATGACTTCGCCTGGGTTGATGCTATCCGCGTCGATAACCTCGCGCAAGCCGCCCAATTCCAGCACGCGCTGCGCAATGGTTTTGGGATAACCCGGCGTAAACTCGGTCGATGTGGCATAGAACCAATCGTCAAAGTTCAGGTAGATCGTGGCTGGCGATTTGAAGTTATCATCGTGGAGCAGTTTCAAGGTTTCAGTGATTGTCGCCAACCATTGTGCACCTGTTGCCCCGTTCAGCGCCTGAGCTGTGGTCCGGGTGTTGCGGCGCGGGTGATTGCGCAGCCCGTAAAGCGGATCAGCACCGACGACGATGTCAGTGTCGCCGTTGAGCATCAGGCTCTCGGCTTTTTCCGCAATCTTGCGCATCGAGTTCGTCCGGCCCGCAGCGTCAAGCTGAAACCCTTCTGTCGATGCGGCCGCTACCTGACGCCATCCGTAAGAGAACGGGCTGTCGATGATCGGCAGTGGCGTGCCATGGTAGGCAAACACAGGCTGGTCAGTGCGGCCCTTTGAACGGCCATCCAGCGAGACGTTTACCTGCCCACTGTCAGACACGGTTTGGAAGTGGTGGACCAGCTTGCCGATTGGCATTGGCATGGACACAGAGGACGAAAGGTCATTGAACACACGAAGCGTCGTGCGCTGGACCTCTACGGCCTCACGGTCCCACAAGCCCCAAACGTCTTTGGGAAGGGGCAGTGCATTGCCGACAAGCGTTTGACCATGGTTTTCTGCCATGGCGATTTGCGAAGCGTTGAACTGGCGACGATTGGCCAGAACAAAAGCCTGCTGTTCATCTGTAAAACGAAGCATATCAGGTGTCCTCCTTATGCCGCTGGAACGTTGTAGGAATTGGCGATTGTCACATCGGCCAAGTCACCGGCGCTATATGCGCCAGGTGTGTCGCTGAAGAACGCAATGACGATATCACCGGCGGTTGTTGCAGCGGCCAATCGACCATCTGCGGCGATCTTGAGCGGGGCGTTCAGCGCATATGTTGCGCCAGCAAGGCTCGCTTGCACAACCATGCCCGGGACAAGGGCAAAGGCAATGCCCGTATCCTCGTCGGCATATGCGTCCGTGACAGTCTGGTCCTTGAAGTCCAGAGTCGAGAGGATCAACGGCAACTTGCCCAGCGACGTGATGATCTGGACAAGCTCTGTTGCGGTTTCTTCGACAAACGTGCCGGGCATGTAAGCACCTGCGACGGGCTTGTTGACCGAAACGGGCTGATGCGTGATCGGCCCTCGGAAAATGGTGTTACCGGCCATCTTAGTTCACCGCCTTTTTGTCTGTGCCATCCATGACGGCGTTGAGGTCATAACCTGCGAAGTCGTCGGCAGGACCAGTGCCGCCAAATGCCCCATTAAGGGCAGCAGCCGTTCCGGGCTTGGCGTTGGCCGCCAGCTTACGGGCGGCATTGAGCGTCAATTCCGCAGCCTCGTCGGCGTCAAGAATGTTTGCTTTGACGATTTTCGCCACATAACCATCCAACTCGGCCTTGTCTTTTGCCGTCTGGTTGGCCTGCATTTCTGCCAGATTGTCGGTCAGCGGCTTCATTGCGGCTGTGACGGCATTGGCAACTGTCTCACCGATGCCATTCTGCGATTCCGTGAGGGCGTCAACCTTCGCGGAAAGCGCGTCGAACTGAGCTTTATCAGTCATATCTGCTTCTCCTGTGTTTGCAGAGGGTTCCCGCCCGGCGCCGCGCACGGCTTCCATGATTGCGGACTTAATGCGGTCCATTACTGGCACGCGTTCGAGCCTTTCGGCTGCCCTGAGCGCCATGTCGGCTGCCCAGTCCATTTCGCGTTCAAAATCTTCAAACACGGAATTGATAACATCAATCTGGGACTCTTCGCCCTTGGCGTTGACCATCATGCCGACGCCTTGATCAGGTGTTGCTGCACCCTCCTCGCCCAGCAAAATCGCATCGTGGTCGAAGTCCATGTTACGGGCAATAAATTCATATGCGTCGTCTGTTGACGCCTCAAGATCGCAAAACAACCCTGTGCTGGTATGAATTGGCGTGCCTTTTTCAACAGCTTCCAAAACCGACCGACCCCCAACGCTTTCGTTCGCTCGGGCCACATCAATCACTTTATCAAGCAGCACGCGGCCGTTCTCACGTCGCACGTTTTCGTTATGCGCGCCAATCCAGCCGATATTGATGCCCTCGGGATCCGATGCGCTCACAAACATGCCGTTGATTGTAGGGTGCCCAAGTGGCGCGCAGGTGTTATTTAGCGACATGAAACCTTTTTCGATTTCCTCAGCGGGGTAGCTGATACCGTTCATGACAACGCCGTCCGGCAGCGTTGCAGACGGCACGACGATTTTGTCACGTCCGTTGCGCCGCTCTTTGCGGATACTGGCCATGTTGGCGATTGTGCGAATGTTGACGCGAACATGCTTGCCCATTAATAGTCTCCTACCTCGTCAAACGGACCATGGCCCGTTGTTTCACGAATTTCATCAACTGTATATACTTCTTCCATAGACTTTTGGTTAACGCCTGCCATTTTGTCGGCACGTTCTATTTTCAAGCCCATGCTGGCCTCGGTCAGGTCCGACCAATAAATGTGCCAATCCTGTTCAGGCAAGACACGAACGGTCTCAAGTTTTTTGACCAACGCCATGATTGTGGGGCGTGCTATATTGGTCCGCCGTGCCATGTTGGTCCGAGACCATTCGTCGGCGTCCTCAGTGCTGGCACGCTCACCCGATTGCGACCCGACCAGAACCTTGAGCGGAATACCGATAGACGCTGCAAAGCCCTGCAACGCCACATTAAAAAATTCTTCAGGTTGCGGCAGGGTAACGCCCAGCGTCTTGGCCTTCATGCCCTGCAACATCAACATTGCGTCAAAGCCTTTGTTGAAGTCCTCAACCTGTTCGTTCATTTTGTCGGCCATTTCGTCAACGCCGACGCCCATACCTTTTGCCATGTCTGCGATTGATACATCCGCGTCGGTTTCCATGACTGGCGCACTCTTGGCATTTTTCCAAAAGCCCTCACCGCCCGCGCCGCTGATCTTTTCCATGTCGATCAGGTTATTGAATCCCGGTTCAAGTATGGAGCGATTATGGACTGTCCCGTCCTTGGACCAGATCAACACGCGATCAGGATGCACTTCAAAGCTGCGGTTTTTGGCTTGGCGGTCATCGTTGTCACCTACGGCAGATTCGTTAAACCCGAACATCGTTGGCTCGCCGTAGGTCGGTGACCTTTCGTCCGTGTCCCATGATGACACTGTGAGCTGACCGGCCCACGCAGGGATAATATCGACCAGCCCATCAAGCCCGCCGGGCACAGTATCAACCGGCTCAAGAAACCGTTTATCGTCGGCATAGCGCAGGATCAGACCGGAATAACCGCCGACCATCGAGCGGCGGTCTGCCTCAGCCAACTTCTGCCACAGTCGCAATTCGTCAAACTTTTGCCGGATTTCACTTTCGCCATATGTTTCTTTGGCGTCCTTGTTTTCCCACAGCTCAGGATTATCCTGCCACGTTTTGAGAATTGTCTTTTCAATGCCAGCGAACGCTATGCAGTTACGCGAATATCGCCGGTAACACGCATCAAACTCGATATTGTCTGGATAGCCAAAGTCTTTGTTATGATCGTGCTTGGCGTTCTGGAAATAACCCGGAAACATTGCGCTGATGCGACGGGCTGCGTTCAAGATGTTCATCGGTTTTTCTTTCGCAGGAATACACCGGCTGATGCGCGAGGGGCCACGATCATGTCAAACGCGCGTGTCGCGGCATCAATTTGGTCTTTGAACTTACCCATCGGGAACGTCGCAGCTTCGTCCAAGAATTCACCATTCCAATCGCCTGCCACAATGTCCACGTTTCCGGCCTCAACCTGTGCCGCCAGCGGCATTGCGCGCGTTTCCTTGTCGCCCGTCTCAGGGCTTGCTGTGTAACTATAACCCATTAACGCATGTTTTAGCAAATGCAAAGCCCATGATTTACCAGCAGAGCCCGGGTCTTGCGGAATTGACCCGTGCACGTCTTGCCCATCGGACGCCACGGTGCTGCCCAGCAGCCGCTCCACACCCGCCGCGTTTACCTGATCTTTGACGACGTGGGCGATGCACAATCGGTTGTCTGGGCCGATTCCCATCTTTACGCCAGCAGTCCGGGCCGCCGACGGATCGTCAGTTGCGGCCAAGTCCCATCCACGCACCCACCGATAGCCCGCAGGTTCGGCCTGGATGACGCGGAAGTCTGACCGCTTGAACATGCCGCCGCCGCGCGGTGCGGGGCGTTGTTGAAGCTGACCGGCGCTGGCGTAGATGCCCATGGTCTTTTCAAGGTCCGCCACTTGGTCCTCTGGGAACCGATCAGGAAACAGCAGTTCGCCCTCGATCGTGCGCGGGTCGGTGTAGAACGGCGTGGAGCATCGGCGGTCGGCTTCAAACCGCATCGGCAGGCAAAGGTGGGTGTAACCCAAATCAATCGCCACGGCAGAAACGTCGGACTCGTGCAATCGCTGCATGATGATCACAATCGCGGAATCTTCATTGTTCACACGGGACGGCAGGGCTTCCCGGAATGTCGCAACGCCTGTGGCAAGTTTCTGGACGCTGTTGGCATCCGCAACGCTATGCGGATCGTCGATCAGAACCCTATCGCCGCGTGAGCCGGTCATTCCCTCAAAGGCCATGGCTTCCCGGAACCCAGTCTTGTCATTTTCAAACCGCAGCTTGGCATTGTTGTCCGCCATCAGGTTCATTGGCCAGCGCTTTTGATACCAGTCCGACTGGATCAGGCGGCGACATTTCATTGCGTCCCGGACGGCCAAGTCTTGCTTGTGAG